AAAAACACGAAGCATGGCTGGAGAATCGCGCGGACGGTGCACGGGCAGATTTCAGCGGTGCAAGCCTCAAGGGGCTGTCTTTAAAAAACGCCGATTTGAACGCTATCCCAAATATGAGCAAGCGTACCTCCACGCAATTGGCAGAATGCTTAAACGCCGTACAGCGCAAGGCAGGAAGCTTCCGCTTGCGTGGGGTGACGGCAGACCAGAAACCGTGATGAAATGGTGGCTGGAGATTTGAGGTGGAAGCATGAAAATAGTCAACGCAAGCTACCGCATCGAAACGCCGATTGACGGCGCAGAGCTGCTGAAAAGTATTGAAAAAGCAGGACGTACCTGCTACAAGTCGGAAAACCGCATTACGGAAGAATCGGCTGAGAATTTTGTCCGTACGCTGATAGAGCGGGGGCATGAATCCGTGCTTGAGCATGAAAACATCACCGTGCGGTTTATCTGTGACCGCAGCATATCGCATGAGATTGTACGCCACAGGCTTGCCAGCTACTCACAGGAAAGCCAACGATATGTGCGTTATGACGGCGACATTGAGTTTATCAACCCTCGTATGCCCAATGCAAAAGCGTACGAAGCGTGGCAAGAGTTATGCGACCGTGCCGAGGAAACGTATAAAGAACTGCTGTCGTACGGTGTACAGCCGCAACAAGCACGCTCCGTGCTTCCGAACAGCACGAAAACGGAAATTATTATGACAGCAAACCTGCGGGAATGGCGGCACTTTTTGAAGCTGCGGACGGCGAAAGCGGCGCACCCGCAAATGCGTGAGCTGACCGTGCCGCTGCTGCACGAATTGCAACGGCAGATTCCTGTCGTTTTTGACGATATAGGGGAGGGTTGATATGGGCAAGGTGCTGATAGCATGTGAGGAAAGCCAAGCCGTATGCAAAGCGTTTCGGGAGCGGGGGCATGAAGCGTACAGTTGCGACATACAAGAGCCTTCCGGCGGACACCCCGAATGGCACATACACGGAGACGCAGTTGCGGCATTGGAGGGCGGCAAAATTGTGACCATGGACGGAGTAACGCACGATATAGGCAAGTGGGACTTACTGATTGCACACCCGCCGTGTAGATATCTTTCAAATGCGGGAGCAAGGCACCTATGGAAAGGGCACGAACTGCAAGCCGAACGTGTCACAAAGGGAATACACGGTCGTGACTTGTTTATGCGGTTTTGGTGGGCAAACATAGCGCGAATATGCGTAGAAAATCCCGTCCCGTCAAAGGTGTTTGGACTGCCTGATTACACACAAGCCATACAGCCTTACATGTTTGGGCATCCATACACAAAAAAGACGTGCCTTTGGCTAAAGGGTCTGCCGCCGCTGCAGCAAACGAACCCAATCGAACCAACTGCCACATGGTGTCCGAGTGGAAGCTACAGCCACAAGCACGACAGACAGTACAGGGGGATGTTTACGACGGACAGAGCAAAAAACCGCTCAAAGACATTCCCGGGCATTGCCGCCGCAATGGCAGAGCAATGGGGCAGTTTGATTTGACGAACGAAAAATATATTTCAAACAAAGGCACACCAATAAATCAGGAGGACAATATATGAAACTTGGAACATTGAAAACAATTGCATCCGCACTCACGGATTTAATTGTGGCGGAAGAAACAAAGATAAGGGAGGCGCGTGCGCAGCTTGAGAATGCGCTTAGGGACGCATTGAACAAACCCGAAATCGGAATGGGGGAAAAGATACCAACCCTCCCTTACGATGACAGGTTAGACCTTAGATGCGCGCAAAACATCATAGAAAAAACGTTATCGCTGACCGGAAGAGATGATGTAAAGGCGGAATGCGAACGCCTGTTTGAGCTGTTTCGGGAATGCGGCCGCAAAGAAAACGAAGCCGATAAACGCATTTCGGAGCTGCTGGCTGCACTAAAAGACTTTAGCAGTATAAGTTGGAGGGAATAAACATGAATTTAGCTGCACTAATCACGATAAAGAGGCTGCTGGAAATGGCTCTCGAACAGGCGAAAGCGGAGCTTGAGCAGAGCAAAAGAAGGTATGCACGTTGAAAAACTTGCGCAAAATGACGGAGGACGATGCAGCGAAAGCAGCAATTGACGCACAGGTGCGTGCCGAGGACGAACGCGTAGGTGAGCTGTGGCGGTGGAAGTTAGACTTGGAAAACGCATGTGAAGAGTTTACGGAGAAGGACTGGAGGTAAAAATAAACAGCCCCAAAAATATATTTTCAAATCCCTCCAAAAACCTATTGACAAATATTTGTTTAAGGGTTATAATAAGCACATCAAATAAAGGGAAAGGAAAATCCCAAACACCAAGGAGAAAAGACATGAAATATTATGTAACATTTAGCTGTGGACACGAAGGCGAAGTTAATCTTTACGGCAAGGCCGCAGAACGCGACCGCCGCATCGCATGGTATGAAAAAGAGGGGATTTGCCCTGACTGCTATCGCAAGATGAAAGAGGAAGAGCGGAGAAAGGCTGACGAAGAGCTTGCAGCATACGCCGATAAAATCGAGGCCGAATGGAACCTGCCCGAACTCGAAGGCACGGAGAAGCAAGTCGCATGGGCAAGAAAGATTCGAGCCAGTTATTTCAAAAAACTCGAATCTCATGACAACATGCTGCTCCGCGCATGTCTCGCGGTTGCGCAGGGACGAATTGAAGACGCGCTTGCGGCGAGAATTTCCAGCAGCATTTATCCGACCGAAGGCACACGCGAGGAAATCGCGGAAGCCGGACGCGAGAAACTCAGGCAGTACGGCGGCGGCATCGGTGATGGCGCAATCTTTATGAAAGCATTTGAGTCCGTGAGCGCAGCATGGTTCATCGACAATCGCGACAGGCTGTGAGGCGTAACATCATGATGAACACAATATGCTTAATCATTCTGCATATTGATGCGGCGTTGCAAGCGGTGTACGGCGGGACACTTCCCGCCGCGCTCCAAGAAAAATATCAAGAACTCACCGCTGCAATGACGGTTGATAGCAAAGTGTTTTTTTACAACGCTGACGCGCTGCTTGCAATGACATCGTACGAAATCGACCTTGAGCTCACGTGCGCGCCAAAGGGCACGGTTGCAGAAACCTTTCTTTATCAGGCGATAAAGCTGCATTCAAACGCAGCATGGCACAATCTCGAGCTTCAGGCGGCGGATCTCGCCGAGAGCCCGGATTCCACCGACAGAGACTGGGCGGAGCTGTTTTCGGATGAGCTTTACGACTGCGGGTACGTCAAAGCTTCGCTGAAATATTGTCGCTGGAAGGAGGAGCATTGACGTGATTACACTTCGACCGTATCAGCAGGAATGCATTCGCAGCATTCCTGCGCGCGGCGCGTACCTTATTCAGCTCGCCACGGGGCTGGGCAAAACAGTTATTTTCACGCAAATGCCGCGCCGTGGGCGGATGTTGATTATCTCGCATCGTGAAGAACTTGTACGGCAGCCGCTGAAATATTTTGACTGCAAAACCGGCGTCGAAATGGCGGGGGAACACGCTCCCGCCGATGCTGAGATAGTGAGCGCATCCGTGCAGAGCCTTGCACGCAGGCTTGACCGCTACGCGCCCGACGCGTTTGACGTCGTTGTTGTGGATGAGGCTCATCACGCAAGCGCGAGCACGTACAAACGCATTTTGCGACATTTCACGCCGCGCCTGCTGCTCGGATTCACGGCAACCCCGAACCGAGCCGACAAAGTGCGACTTGATGATGTGTTCGAAAAAATCATTTTCCAGCGCGACTTGCGCTGGGGCGTCCAAAACGGTTGGCTGTCCGACATCCTTTGCCGCCGCGTCTCCGTCGGTTACGATTTGAGCGCGGTCAAAACCCGAGGCGGCGATTTCGCGCCGGGAGAACTCGATGAAGCACTTGACGGCACGGAGCAGGCTGTCGCCGATGCATATCGACAGTACGCGGAGGGCGCGACGCTGATTTTTGCAGCATCAGTACGGCATGCGCAAGCTATCGCTGCCGCTATAGGGCCCGACGCCGTTGTTGTCACGGGCGAGACCAAAAACCGCGCAGACATCATCCGCGATTTCACGGAGCGCAAAATAAAATGTCTTGTAAACGTTATGGTCTTCACGGAGGGTACAGATATTCCGCTGATTGAGACGCTGATTATAGCCCGTCCCACGCAGTCGGACAGCCTATACACCCAGATGGTAGGACGCGGTTTGCGGCTGCATCCCGACAAACAGCGGCTTAACCTCATCGATTGCGTCGGCGTTACGGGTTCGCGGCATTTGTGTTCCGCGCCGTCACTGCTGGGTATCAGTCTTGACGACATCCCCGCAAAACAGCGCGAGCGCATTCAGGGCGATTTGTTTGATTTGCCCGACCTTGCGACCGAGGCTGCCGACCGTCCCGAAAGTTGGATTCGGAATGTCAAGATTGTCGATTTGTGGGCGAAAAGCAATTCGTACAACCTGCACGATGTCGCATGGTTTAAGATGCCGGACGGGTCTTTGCGCCTATCCAAGCCCCGCATGGCAATTACCGCGCCCGACGAACTTGGCAACGTTATGTTTGACGGCCGTGAGATGCCCGCGCAGGAGGCGTACGACGCGGCTTACCGCATACTGACCGCCGATAACGCGGACAGCAAGCAGCTGTGGGACAAGAACGCTGTCAAGCGCTGGGGTTCGGCGCCCGCGACCGAAAAACAGAAAAACATGATTACCGCAAGATGCGGGAAAAAATATCCAGACATTGACGTTGACAGCCTTACCAAAGGCGAAGCAGCTATGATACTGAACAGAGTATTGGCGAGATGAACGAGTTAACAAACCATGATTTGAAAAACATCGAGGGGTATTGCGCTCTTGCCGCCGCAATTGTGCGGCAGGTATGCAAAGATTATATCGCCGTCGAGAAAAAACTGCTTCACGGCGACGCTGACGGCGACATCACGATGGATATGTTGTTGCAGCAGCGAGTGCTTGAAGACGAGATGTGCAGCAAGTTCTTTTCGGCACTCACGCTGGGTACCGACCCCGAGGTATATTTCATCGCTTGCGGCAAGACCGCAAGAGCGGGTCGGAACCTGCCGAACGCATCGTCGCAAGACCCCTGCATCAAAAGACTGAAAGGAGAAATTTATGACAGATACTACGACTAAAGCAATGTGTGAAGACTACGGCACCAGCACGTGCCGCATCGTAACGGACGAAATCGGCGAAACCGTCTGCATGTGCGACAATGCCCGTCGCGCACGCGGGGCAATCAAGGACAGCGGCAACCGTACAAAATTTAAAACAGGCGCGGTTCGAGACATTCAACAGGGCAAAGGGCGGTTTGATTTAATGCCGCTGGAGGTTATGGAGGATTTGCTCTGGACTTACGAGCACGGGAATTATGCGGTGTCGGGCATGGCTTCGGACGTTATCGCATATATCAATAACGCCAAAAGAGATAGCAGCTCGAGCGGGCTCTTGCGGGCTGTGTGCTGTTACGCAAGAGTAACTCGCAAGGACATTTTCGCGCTCATGCTCGACGTTGCGCGGCATTTTGAAAACGGCGCATTGAAATACGGAGAACACAACTGGCAAAAGGGCATTCCGATTAGCCGATATATCGATTCAGCCTTGCGGCACTTGATGAAAGACCTTGCGGGCGAAACGGACGAAGACCATGCTGCCGCTTTCGTTTGGAACTGCATGTGCGCCGCATGGACGATGGAGCATATGCCCGCAATGGATGATTACATGCTGGCACGGAAAACTTGCACTGCAAACGAAATTGATGTATAATATATAATGGAGAACATTGCCATGAACATAATCCAGCGCGAACTCGACAGCATACACCCGTATGCAGCCAACGCGAAAAAACATGATGCAACGCAGGTTGCGAACGTCGCCGAATCCATACGGCAGTACGGATTTGTGCAGCCGATTGTGATAGACCGTGACGGCGTGATTGTCATCGGTCATTGTCGCGCTCTGGCGGCTAAAAAACTGGGCATGACGGAAGTCCCTTGCGTCTGCGTGGACGATTTAACTCCGGAGCAGGTTAAAGCCTTGCGGGTGGTTGACAACAAAACAAACGAAAGCCCGTGGGATATGGACTTGCTCGCAGCCGAGTTGCCGGGATTGGATTTGGATGGGTTTGATTTTGATTGGGGGCTACGCGACGAACTGAACGATTCCGTCGTTGAGGATGATTATGAACCAGTTATCCCGGCGGAACCCAAGAGCAAGTTCGGCGATGTGTACCAGCTCGGGAGCCATAGACTTATGTGCGGAGATAGTACGTCCTTGACGGACGTGCAAAAGCTCGTAAAGGGGTGCAAAATGGACTTGCTACTCACAGACCCACCGTGCAACGTGGACTACAGCGGAAAAACGAAGGACGCACTGAAAATAGGAAACGACAACATGGAGGACTCGACGTTCCGACGGTTCCTGACAGATGCCTTCCTCAATGCGGCGACGGTCATGAAACCCGGCACTCCGTTTTATATTTGGCATGCAGACACTGAGGGGTATAATTTCAGAGGTGCGTGCCGAGATGCGATGCTGCGCGTTCGGCAGTGCTTGATTTGGGTGAAGAATTCTCTCGTTATGGGTAGGCAGGATTTCCAGTGGAAGCATGAGCCTTGCCTGTACGGTGAGAGCGAGATTGAAGAGGAAGCGCATGAGCCTTGCCTGTACGGATGGACTGAGGGTAAAAAGCACTACTTCTTCAAAAACCGCAGGCAGACAACCGTGTTGAATTTCGACAAGCCTGTCAAATCTGCGGAGCCTCCGACCATGAAGCCGATTAAGCTGTTTGATTACCAGATGCAGTGTTCCAGTAAGCCGGGGGAGAACGTTCTTGACCTGTTCGCTGGCTCTGGAACAACAATCATGGCAGCGGAGCAGAATGGCAGACACGCTTTCTGTATGGAGTATGACCCGAAGTATGCCGACGTCATTGTTGACCGGTGGGAGAAGTTCACCGGGAAGAAGGCGGTGCTTCTGCCTAACGATTAACAAGCGCGGCTACGAGTATTTTTATTAAAAAGTGTTGACAAAAGTCACCTAAAGGGCTATAATAACAACGTGGTCAAAAGATAAAGGCCGCGATGAATAAATCAATTTGAAGGAGAGAAGAATTATGAGCATGATTTACGAACCCGCAGGAAAAGCAAGAGAGTACAGCCCTCTTGCGCTGAACGTTTACCTTGGATGCAGCCACGGCTGCCAGTACTGCTGCGCCAAGGCGCTTGCACGCCGCAACGGCGATAACCATTACTTTTGTCACCCCGACCCGAGGCTCCGCATCCTTGACAGGCTCCCGAGAGAGCTTCAAAAGCTCCCCAAGCAACAAGTGATGCTGTCGTTTATCGGAGACGCATACTGCGAGACTACCGACGATAACGCGCTCACGCGCTCAGCCTTGGAGATGCTGCTCGAAGCAAAAATGCCGGTCGCGATACTCACCAAGGGCGGTAAACGCTGTCTGAAAGATCTCGACCTTTTCAAAAAGTTCGGCAAGCACATTCAGGTTGGCGCAACATTGACGTTTGACAATCCAGAGGATTCTTCGTCGTGGGAGCCCGGCGCGGCATCGCCCGAAGAGCGCCTCGAAACACTCCGCATACTGCACGACAACGGCATTCGGACTTTCGCAAGCTTTGAGCCTGTCATTATCCCCGAGCAGAGCCTCCACCTGATGGAGCAGGGGCTTGATTGCATCGACGTGTACAAGGTTGGCAAACTCAACAATTACATGGGACTTGACAAAAAAATCGACTGGACGGATTTCCTCGAGAAAACCGTCGCACTCCTAAGGGCAAACAAAAAAGCATTTTACGTTAAGTACGACTTGAGGCAGGCCGCGCCTTCCGTCAAGCTGTACGGAAATGAAATTTTGGCCGATGAGCACAACACCTTCTAAGCCCGCGCTTCCGACTGAAGCGCAAGAGCAAGCCGCATTGATGCGGTGGACGCAGGCGGTTCGGGGGCAACACCCCGAACTCGCTTTGCTGTTTCACGTCCCTAATGAAGGACAACGCTCAACCATCACGGGAGCGCACTTGCGTCAGCAGGGATTGAAACGCGGCGTCCCTGACCTGATGCTGCCGGTTGCCCGTGGCGGGTATCACGGGCTGTTCGTCGAGATGAAGCGCCGCAACGGGAAAGTGTCGCCCGACCAGCTGTGGTGGATTGAGCATTTGCGGGCGCAAGGGTATGCGGCCGAGATTTGCCACGGTTGGGAAGTCGCTAAAAATATATTAGAGAAATACCTTGCATTGCAGGAGCGGCTGTGATATAATAACAGTGAGGGTTTTCGGTAGCAGAATGTTTCTCATAGGCAGCAGTTTTTTCTTTTCTCCTTATTTGGGACTTGCGGTGGTCGTTTGGTTCGCGGCCGCCGCATTTCGTTTATTGCAGAAATGACCGAATTATGGTATAATATATGCGGAGGATATTAAGCTATGGCAAAAAAGATGGGTAGACCCCAGAAAGAAATTAACCAAAAGATTTTTGAGAATCTTTGCGCAATCCAATGTACCGAGAGCGAAATATGCTCAATCTTCGAGTGCTGCGAGGATACACTTAACGCGTGGTGCAAAAGAATATATGGCTGCACATTCTCGGACATATATAAAATCAAATCCGCAGTAGGAAAATCAAGCCTCCGCCGTATGCAATGGCGCCTTGCGGAAACATCCGCAACTATGGCGATTTTTCTCGGTAAACAGTACCTCGGGCAGAAAAATGAGCCGCTTGAGGTGCAGCACTCCGTGACCCCGATTGACGCTATAACGCAGGAGATTTTCGAGATTCAGAAAGAGCAGGCCGCCGCCGATGCCGAGTCTGATAACGACTAAGCAACGGCAGTTCCTGCTGGCGCCGTTCAGCCGCATCAACCTGTTGGAGGGCTCTGTCCGTTCAGGCAAGACATGGATAAGCCTTGTCAAATGGGCGATGTTTGTTCGGTCAAGGCCACAGGGCGAGCTTTTTATGATGGTCGGCAAAACCCGCGAAGCGTTGCAGTTTAACTGCGTCGGACTGCTGGAAGACCTTGCCGGGGCTGATTTTAAATGCAATGCGCGGTCAAACGTCGGGTATCTGTATGGCCGCGAAATCCGCCTGCTTGGTGCAAACGACGAGAAAGCCGCGTCCAAAATCAAAGGCTCGACGCTCGCGGGAGCTTATATCGATGAGCTGTCCGAGATCCCCGAAAGCTTTTATAAAATGACACTGTCGCGACTGTCGGTATCGGGCGCGGTGCTGCTTGCAACCACCAACCCCGACAGCCCGAACAACTACGTTTTTACCGACATCATCGAAAACGAAGACATTTCGCGGAGGTGCTGGAAATTTCTGCTCGACGATAACACTTTCTTGCCGAAAGAGTATATCGAGAATATCAAGAAAGAATATACTGGTGTGTTCTTTGAACGATATATTCTCGGCAACTGGGTTATTGCGGAAGGTCTGGTTTATCCCGATTACGACAATACCGTGAAGACCGAGCCGCGCAACTACACCGAGTACGCTGTCAGCATGGACTACGGCACACAAAACCCCACGGTCATGCTGCTTTGGGGCAGGTATGGCGGCACATGGTACGCTGTCCGAGAGTACGAGCATAGCGGTCGCGAAACAAACATTCAGAAAACCGACGCGGAGTATTATGCGGAGCTTGAAAAGCTGTGCTCAGACGTTCCTGTTCAGAGCGGCGCGAAGATTGAGCTGATTATCGACCCTTCGGCTGCAAGCTTTATTGCCGTCGCTCAGCAGGGGCATAGGTTTAAGGTTCGAAAAGCCGACAACGATGTGTTAAACGGCATCCGCAATACCGCATCTGCGCTGTCCGACAGGCGGATATTGATTAACGACTGCTGCACGCGCACTATTCGCGAGTTCGGGCTGTACTCATGGGATTCCCGTGCCGCAGAGGACGCCGTCATCAAGGAGGACGACCACGGCATGGACGCTGTCCGATACTTTATACAAACAAAGAGAATATACAAAGACAGGAGATATTATGCTGACGTATCAAGACCTACTGCAAGCGCAAGCTGAATCGCGGCTGCTGGCGTTTTTGACCACAGCAATGCAGGCTCACGAATCGTCGCCCGAGAAGCATATCGCCCAAATCGGCAGCGACTATATGCGGCAACAGAATACCACAATAACTAACTACCGCAAAATTATATACGACATTAACGGGCAGGCTAAGCTTGACACATACAGCGCAAACTATCAGTGTGCAAGCAATTTTTACAAAACCAACATAACACAGTTGGTGCATTACCTGCTGGGCAACGGTGTGAATTTTGACAAGCCCGACACCAAAGACAAACTCGGCGGCGAATCTTTCGACACTCTGTTGGTTCGCATCGTGACCGACGCGCTTGCGGAGGGCAGCAGCAGCGCGTATTTTAATGACGGCAGGCTTTATGAGTTCCGCGTTCGCGAGTATTATGCTTTTCCTGATGAGGAAACAGGTTCATACCGCGCGGGCATCCGCTACTGGCAGCTTGCGCCTGACAAGCCTTTGCGCTTGACGCTGTACCTTGAGGACGGATACATCGAGTTTATCCGCCGCAAGGGCGAGAAACTCCGCCTGATGGACGGCTTCGAGCTTGACCGCCCAAAACCGTATATTGAGATTGTCAGCCAAAGCCCGCGTGACGCGGAGTTGAACATTGACGCTGTCACGATAGGGCAGAACTACAACGGCTTCCCGATAGTTCCTTGTTACGGCAACTATAACAAACAGGCGGAAATCGTCGGCAAGCGTCAGCATATCGATTGCTATGATTTGATTGAGAGCGGGTTTGCAAACAACGTTGATGAGGCAAGTTATATATACTGGATACTTAACAACGCTTGCGGCATGGATGATGTTGACCTTGCGGAATTTAAGCGTAAAATGATGTCGCTGCATGTAGCTAAGACCAATGACGAAACGAGCATATCGGCGCACACCGTTGACATGCCGACCGAAGCCCGCGAAACCCTGTTGAACCGCCTTGAACGCGATATATACACTGACGCAATGGCGCTCAATATTCACGATATTTCTGCCGGAAGCGTGACCGCGACAGCAATACGCGCCGCATCTACTCCGCTTGACCAGCGCGCGGATGAGCTTGAAACCTGCGTGATTGATTTTATACAGGGTTTGCTCGCGCTGATAGGCGTCGAGGACACCCCGCATTTCAGGCGGTTCAGACTGACGAACCAAGAAGAGGAAACCGCAATGGTGCTGTCCGCCGCGCAGTATCTGGATACGCGCACACTGCTGGAAAAGCTCCCGTGGCTGACACCCGAAGAGGTGGACACGGTTATGGACAGACGAGCAGACGAGGACATTGACCGCTACGAGCCTGCAACGGAAGAAGAGGATGAAGTTTGATGATTGAAGACGCTGCACGAAAAAAGACCGACGCCGAATTGCGGCGGCTTGAACGCGAAATCCACAAAGCGTATAAAAAAGCATATGCCGAACTCGACTCAAAATGGAAGGCGGCACTCAAAACCGCCGCCACCCGCGAAAAGCCTTACCGCGAAGAACTTGACGCGGCGATGAAGAGCGGTGACGCTGTACGCATCCGCAAGGCGAAACGCGACCTTGCGCATGTGCAGCAGGAGTGCACGTTGCAGAACAAGCACTTTAAGAGAGCCCGCGACAGCATTGCAAAACAGCTTGCGCGGATTGACCGCGCGGCATACGACCTTGCGAACGGCAGGTTGCCGAACATTTACGCGCTGAACTTTAACGCGCTCGCGGGAGGCTTGCCGACAGGCTACGCATACGGGTTGATTACACCCGAGACTGTCCGCAACCTTGCAATAAAACAGTTAAGCCTTGTCAAAGCCGCGCGATGGAATGTTGAAGAAATGAACCGCGCGGTGCTGCAAGGCATACTGCAAGGCGAGAGCATGGACGCCATTGCGGGAAGGTTCTGGGACGTACTGGGCATGAACCAAAGCTCGGCAATCCGAAACGCGCGAACCGCCGTCACCTATGCCGAGAATCAAGGGCGGCTTGACAGCTACGAAAAAGCTCAAGCGAACGGCGTGGTTATGGTCAAAGTTTGGGCATCGACGCACGATAGCCGAACCCGCGAAAGTCATGTATTGTTGGACGGCGAGGAAGTCGGTATTGATGATAAATTTTCGAACGGGCTGAAATGCCCCGGCGACCCCGACGGCATCGGAGCAGAAGTCTATAACTGCCGCTGCGCTATGGGTACACGAATTATCGGGTTTAAACGCAAGGACGGGAGCATAGAAAGGGTATGAGCGGAGCAACGTTTGATTTCAAACTTAAAAGCAACCGCAAAGAAGTCCTGCGCGGCAGCGAAGAGGCTGTAGAACGCGGGCTTGCGGCTATCGGTATGCGGGCTGTGACATACACGCACCGACCGAAAGAACGCGGCGGAACACCTGTTGATACTGGCCGCTTGCGTAACAGCATCGCATGGGCGACGGCAAGCCAAGGCGGCGGCGGAACGGACGCACCCTCTGGCGGCGGTGCGGATGACCGCACAGTTATTATCGGAACCAATGTCGAGTATGGTGAAGTTGTCGAGGAAGGCACGAGCAAACGCAAACCCGCGCACATGCTCCGCAACGCGCTGACCGACGGCTCGGACGAGTATGCGCGCATTATGGAAGCCGCGCTGAAAGCTACATAGTGCTTGACCCGCAAAAAGCACTATGATATAATAAATACATGAGTAAAATTTGCAAACGGACGATGCACTGTCCGCCGAAGAAAAGGAGCGAGAATCATGGCACTCACACGAAAAATGCTCGAGGCAATGGGCATTGAAAACGACAAAATCGAATCCATAATTGAAGCGCATTCTGAAACCGTGACCGCACTTAAAGCGGAACGCGAACATTACAAAGAAGTCGCCGAGAGCGTGGATACGTCGGAAGACTGGAAGTCAAAGTACGAAAAAGAACATTCGGATTTTGAAAGCTTTAAAGACAAACAGCAAAAGAAAGACACCCGCAGCGCAAAAGAATCCGCGCTTGCCGATGTTTACCGAGCTGCTGGCATAGCGGAAAAGTATATTCCTGCACTGCTCCGCATTGCCGATTATGACACTGTCGAGCTGGACAAGAACGGCAAAGCAAAAGACCGCGACCGCCTGATTGACGAAGCCAAGCAGGAAAACGCGGATTTCATCCCGACCGCGCAGGTCAACGGAGCGAAACCCGCGACGCCGCCCAACAGCGGCACAAAGCCGACCATGACAAAAGACCAGATTATGCAGATTAAAGACACTGCGGAACGCCAGAAGGCTATCGCGGAAAACCTGTCATTGTTCGGCGCATAAACTGAAAGGAATTTTGATATATGGCAACCACTGTTGAAACCACGAGCGCACCGCGCTCGAACCTGCCCAACGTATACACCGACGTTGTCGCCCGCGAAGTCGATTTCGTATCGCGCTTCACTCAGAACTGGGAAGCGCTGCGGAATATACTCGGCATCATGCGCCCGATAAGGAAAGCGCCCGGCACTCGCCTTGCGTCCTACACTGCAAGCGTAACCTTGCCCACCGACGCTGTACCCGCAGGCGCGGTTATCCCCTACAGCAAGCACACTATCACCGAGGCCTTTAAGGCTGACATCGACATTAGCAAGTACGCGCACGCTGTGACCCTTGAAGAGGTTGCAAAATACGGCGCCGCCGTTGCGGTTGAGAAGAGCGATGCTGCGTTTATGAACGAACTGCAAAGCAATGTTCTTACAAGCTTCTTTACTTTCCTGAACACCGGCACGCTGACCGCAACCGAAACCAAATCTTGGCAGATGGCACTCGCCCGCGCCAAGGGCATGGTACTGGACAAGTTCAACACGCTCCGCAAGACCGTCACCGACGTTGTAGCGTTCGTAAACGTGCTTGATTTTTATGAGTATCTCGGCGCGGCTGAAATCTCCGTGCAGACAGAGTTCGGCCTGAACTATGTCAAGAACTTCATGGGGTATTCGACCGTGTTCCTCCTGTCCGCACCCGATGTTGCAAAGGGCAAGGTTATCGCCTGCCCCGTCGAGAATATCGACCTGTATTACATCGACCCCTCCGACAGCGAGTTTGCGAAGCTCGGCCTTGAATACCGCGTCGAGGGCGAAACCAACCTGATAGGCTTCCATGCGCAGGGCGCGTACCACACCGCTGTCGGCGAAACCTACGCTATCATGGGCATGAAGCTTTGGGCGGAGTACCTTGACGGTATCGCGATTGTGACCTACACACCCGCATCAGCAACCGGCGGCAAGTAAACGGAGGTAACCGATGGAGCAGACAATGGCGGAGCTGTGCAGGGAGCTGCACAACTGGTTCAGCCCCGCGTGCAACGCTCACGCGGGAACGTACGAAATAAGCGACGGCAGCCTTCTTGATGTTGATTTTTTGCAAGACGGGCAGTATTTTCGGATTGTCGGCTCTGTTTTTAATGACGGCGTGTATATTTATCCCGAGTATGGGCTGAAAGACGAAACGTTTGACGGCTCAGTCTGGCCGATGACTGTCCCCGCCGAGGTTAGGTGTTTAGCCGCCGAGATTGATGAGTATCGGCACAACCACGATGATGACAAAACTCCCGAGTTTAACTCTGAGAGCTTCGGCGGCTACTCCTACACCCGCGCTACAAACAGCGACGGTTTGCCGCTAACATGGCGTGACGTTTTTCGGAAGCGACTAAATCCATGGAGGAAATTGCCGTGAGCTTGTTACAAGATGCAATGACAAAGTGCCAATTCCTTAACCGCCGCCGCGTCTCTGACGGCGAGGGAGGCACAGTGACCGAATGGACAGAAGGCGAGATGTTTGACGCCGCGATTGTCCTTGATAGCTCGATGCAAGCGCGAATTGCGCAGGTGCAGGGAGTCACGGCGGTATACACCGTCACGACAGGACGAAATCTCACGCTTGAATACCACGAGGTATTTAAGCGGCTGTCGGACGGCAAAATCTTCCGCGTGACCAGCGATGGAGACGATAAGGCCACGCCGACAAGCACCCGCCTGAACATGCGGCAAGTATCCGCCGAGGAATGGACGCTGCCGGCATGACGAAAGAACAGGTGCTTCAAGAATTTTTCAGCGGGTTCGGGCTGACAGCATTTCAGGAGGACGCCGTGCCGACTGGCGGTGACAAACCGCAATTCCCGTATATCACATACGAGGTTGCAACCGACAGTTTCGGCGCGGAGGTTCCGCTGTCCGCGTGTGCATGGTATCGCTCGACGAGCTGGAACGCCGCCAATGCCAAAGCCCGCGAGGTTGCGAAATTCATATCGCGCGGCGGAAAAATCTTTCCTTGCGATGATGGCGGAATGTGGATAAAACCCGCATCGCCGTTCGTGCGTTCGATGGGAGACGACTCGGACGATATGATAAAACGCAAGGTGTTCAACTTCACAATTGAGTATATAACGGAGGTATAACATGCCTAAATTTACAAAAGTGCCGACCGACACTTTTAAAAACCTTCAGGTCAATGCAGGCATTCTTGTCACGGACTTCACACCAGCGACAGGCGTTTTTGAAAAGGTGCTTGCATCAACCAGCGGCGGTATCAACTTTGCAAGCAATCCCACATACGAGGATTTCGGCGAAGATATTGATAACTGCCCCAAAAACAGCATGGAGCTAAAACGCGTCACGGCATACGACCCCACGATGTCTGGCACGTTTTTAACTATCAACGACGAGGTTTGTAAAACCCTGCTCGGGTCTTCCACGTCGGCGACGGTTGAGACCAGCAAAACCCAAAAATACACGCCGAGTCTGTCGCTTACGACGTCGGATTTCAAAACCCTTTGGTTTGTCGGCGACTACTCGCAGGATAACAGCGAGACCGGCGGCGGGTTCGTTGCGATTGAGCTGCTGAACGCGCTTAATACGACAGGTTTCCAAATCCAGACCACCGACCGTGGCAAGGGACAGTTTGCGTTTGAGATGCACGGTCACGCAAGCATAAGCACACCTGATGTCGTGCCTTTTAACGTTTACATCAACGCAGGCGCGGTGAATAAGCCCACAGGAGGAGCGTAAACAATGAAAATATCCGAGTTTACCACTGACAAAGCTCTTGACGTTTTTGTCGAGATTACCCCTTATGTTGCAGGCATCGTGACGTGCGAAGCATTGCAGACTGCGCTCAGCGACCTTGCGAACACCCCCGCAAAATCGCTTAAAAGCAGCTTGCAGCAGATGGTATTCGGCGCGGACGTGTTTTCCCGCCTTGTGCCTATCCTGCTTTCGGAGCGTCGCAGCGACGTGTACGGCATCCTTGCGGTGCTGAACGAAACGTCTGTTGACGAAATTGCAAAACAATCGCTGTTTAAGACTGTCGGCATGATACGGGAAATTTTCAGCGATAAAGACCTTTTGAATTTTTTCAAATCGTTCGTGCATACACAGCCCAAAGAGTAACATCGGCGTTGCTCTGTATGCCACGACTACGCGGAAGCGCGATACTGGCGGCGTTGCCCTCGGCTCTGCACGAGCTGCAAGAGCGAGCCGCCTTTCGTGTATATATCACGGACGCGCTGTATGCTATGGGCGATAATAAAAGGATGACGCAGCGTTACGCGGATCTCGTCAAACCCCGCAAGGTTGACCGCCGCTCAGCGGACGAAATCGCGGACGATATTATCCGCCGTTGCGGATTAAAAAAGCGAGGTGACGCGGATGAACGTGTTTAATCTGTTTGCAAAACTCAGCCTCGACAAATCGGGCTATGACACTGGGCTGTCCGAGGGTGAGCGGCAAGCATCGACGTTCGGCGAGAAACTTAAAAGCGGCCTCGGCGGCGCGGCGAAAGCTATAGGAACCGCAGTAGGCGCTGCCGCAGCAGGTGTTGCGGCTCTTGCAACGTCGGCGGTCAAAAATTACGCTAATTATGAGCAGCTCGTCGGCGGCGTCGAAACGCTGTTTAAGAGCAGCGCAGGCGCGGTGCAGCAGTATGCAGCGGAGGCGTACAAAACGGCAGGACTGTCCGCCAACGAGTACATGGAGACGGTTACGGGCTTTGCCGCGAGCCTGCTGCAATCTCTCGGCGGGGACACGGAAAAAGCCGCAAAATACGCTGATACTGCAATCCGAGATATGTCTGACAACGCGAACAAGATGGGCACAAGTATGGAATCCATACAATACGCCTATCAGGGATTCGCAAAACAAAATTACACAATGTTAGATAACTTGAAGCTCGGTTACGGCGGCACAAAGTCAGAGATGGAACGCTTGATTTTGGACGCCGAGAACCTTGATTCGAGCTTTAAAGCGTCCCGCGACGTTAACGGCGAGCTTGCAATGAGCTATGCTGACATCGTGGATGCTATCCACATAGTGCAGACCGATATGGGCATACTCGGCACAACAGCGGCTGAAGCGTCAAGCACGATACAAGGCAGCCTGTCCGCTCTCGGGAGCGCATGGACGAACCTTGTTACAGGCATTGCCAGCGAAAACGCTGACCTCAGCGGTCTTGTTAGCACGTTTGCCGAGTCCGTCGCGACAGCCGCGCAAAATATCCTGCCGAGAATATCAACCGTGCTGCAAGGCATCGGCGAAGTCATTGTTCAGCTTGCGCCCGTGATTGCGGACGCGCTGCCGACACTGATTGCTGACGTGTTGCCGAGCTTGATTTCGGCGGCGATAACGCTGATTATGTCGCTGGGTCAGGCGTTGCTGCAAAACCTCCCGACGCTAATATCGACCGTGCTGCAAGGCATAACGCAGATTATAACCGCGATTGCGGAAGCTGCGCCTACGTTTGTGCCTGCCGCGGTAGAGATTATATTGCAGATAGTACAAACCCTAATTGACAACCTCCCGCTTCTGCTTGATGCCGTATTGCAGCTTGTAATGGGTGTGGTTGAGGGGTTGATTGCGGCAATCCCGATTATCATCGAGGCGCTGCCGCAAATCATTGACAGCATATTGACGTTTTTGCTTGAGGCTATCCCGCAGTTGGTGGATGCAGGTATGCAGCTGTTTATGGGCTTAATCGGCGCACTGCCGGAAATCATCACTGCGATAGTCGCAGCCTTGCCGCAGATTATCACGTCGATAGTTAACTTTGTAATAAGTGCTATCCCGCAGTTGATACAGGCGGGCATCACGCTGTTTTTGGCACTGATAGGCGCACTGCCGCAGATTATACAAGCAATCGTTGACGCGCTGCCGCAGATTATTGACGGTATCATCAACGGATTGCTGGCTGCACTGCCGCAGTTGGCGGAGGCGGGTGTGCAGCTGTTTGTGTCGCTGATTGAAAACTTACCCACAATCATAATTGAAATCGTCAAGTCATTGCCGCTGCTTATCGAGGGCATTGTCGAAGGCATTTTGAACCTTGCGTACATGCTCGTTGAGGCTGGCGTGAACCTTGTGAAAGGTTTGTGGGAAGGCATCAAAAGCGCGGCATCATGGCTGTGGGAGAAGGTCAGCGGCTGGCTGTCCGACCTCTGGGGCGGCATCAAGAACTTTTTTGGTATACACTCTCCGTCGCGTGTGTTCCGCGACCAGCTCGGCAAAAACCTCATGCTGGGCTTTGCTGACGGTATATCAAAATACGGCGACTACGGCATTGACGCGGTCTCCGAGTGGGCTGACGCGGTCAACGGTGCTGCTGAGATTGACGACATCGGCGCAACCATGGCTGACAACTCCGTGAACGGCGCAGGAAGCCGCCGGTACCCGCAGATAGTACAAAACATATACGCCGAAAGAATGACGCCTGCACAGGCGTTCAGAGAGGCTGAGGAACGCGCCGAAGAGGCAAGGTTTTTGGGCTTCGCATTTGCATAGGAGGAACGATGTACGATATACAATTAGAAATTAACGGCAAAAAGCTCAGAATGAACTCCAATAGTGGGTATTATATATCCACTATCAGCGGGCTGACAGGCGTGACCGCAAACCTTGAGCTGTCACAAAGAAACTATGGCATCGGCGAGTCGTTCAGCGGCGGCTCAGTCAAGGGCATTAGCTTGCAGGTCAAGGGCAAGATTCTTGACGGTCAGACCGACAAAAAACAAGCGTTGCTTGATACTGTCGCTCCGCTCGGCACCGGAACCCTCTCGCTGTACGAAAAAAGCGGCGAAATAAGCGGACGGGCTAAGCCGTATCGAGTCACCGACATTGTGGTAAAATCCACGCCGACAATCACGCAAGAGCGTAACAGCAAGTTTGTGTTTACGCTCTACGCGCCGTCGCCCGCATGGCGGGAGTCAACGGTAAAGACTGTAGGTCTCGACGGGCTTGCAAGCGCACCGACGGCAGTTACCATTGCAGGGCAGGTTCCGGCGGACTACACACTAAGGATCTCGGTCACGTCTGCAACCAAGCTGAAGGAGTTTACGCTGTACCAAGATTTCCCCGACGCGGTGTACGGCAAATATCTGTATGTCGATTTCCGGAAATGGAACGCGGACGGCGTAAGCCGCAATGACAAAATACTGATAAAACAAACCAACGGACGGCTAATCATGACGATTAACGGCGTAAATGCCAACAGGTGCATCTGGACTCAATCGGGGATGACGCGGCTTGATGTAGGGACGCACAAAATGCTGTTTCGTGCCGCCGCAGCGTCAACAGCAACACTGGAATTTGCGCCAAGTTATATAGGAGTTGTATACAATGGAGTTTAACTTATTTAAAGTTGTAAACAACGGAACTCGCAATGGTATCGAGTTTGAAAACCGCCTGCCGTTTGAGAGCGTTGTTTGGAAGGAAAAATTTGTCGAAGCGGGGACGGTGCAAGCCGTCTTCGCGAAGACCGATGAAGCCCTCGCGCTGCTGAAAGTCGGAAAGTTTTGTACGCTGACACCCGCGCAGGGAGCGAACCTTGCGTATATCCACAGCATCAAAATCAACGGCGACAAAATCACGGTGTATGGCTCGGAAGCCAAAGCGCTGTGGAAACGCAAGGGCAAAATCAACCTTGGGCCCGAAGGCACGGTCAACCTGAAAACCAAAATCGAAGCCGCGCTGAAAAGCGCGATGTTTACGTTTGCGGATGCTGACGTGATTATCCCGAACCTCGGGACGGCCAACCTTGACGCGCTGGAATACACGTCGGTATATGAGTATGTGTGCGAAATCCTTGAGTCGGCATCCGCAGGCTGGACGGCGTCGCTGGACGAGCAAAGCGGCACGATACAGATTTTTGCCCGCAAAGGCGTTGACAAATCCGATACAGTGCAGTTTGCGTCAATCTTCGGCAACGCCGCCGACTACAGCTATACCGCCGACAGCTCAGGATACGCAAACTCCGTGACCGCTGTCGGGCTGGACGGGAAAGCTATCGTGACCGAAACCGTGACTCGGGCGGGCGACACCACAGGCGAAACGTACAGCGCATACCTTGACCTTCGCACGGAGTTTCCGCGCGAGGCTGATGTTACGCTTGCCGACTATAAAGCCGCGCTCCGCGAACGCGCACAGATGTCCCTGATTGCGCGGTATGCCCGCGAAAAGCTCGACGTCGGCGACGTGAGCGCGGAGGGGTTCGGGACGGACTACGCACTGGGCGACATTGTGGCGGTGTATATCCATGAGCTGGGGCTGAACGTCAACTGTCGCGTCACCTCGAGCACTCGCGTGATTGAGGACGGTCTGGACACAACTACTATTAGTTTGGAGCAGGTTTAAGGAGGGTTTATGCCAACAATACATGTAAATGTCAAAAACCGAGTTGCCACGGCAAACGGCGACAGCCGTATAATCAACGGCAACAGCGATTACAATATCGAATTCGACTTTGATGCCGAATGGGCTGATTTAAACAACAAAGTCGGGATATTCGCCTATAACGATGCGGCGGCGCATAAATGGGCATATCAAACAGTGATGTTTAGCGGTAACACCTGCACCGTGCCGATATTGCGGGATATACACTGCGTATACGTCGGCGTAACAGCGGGCAATGTGCGAGTGACTACTCCCGCAAAGGTGCAGTGCAGACTCAGCATATCCGACTATGCGGATACGGAAGAACCGCCCTCTGCCGATGTCTGGGGACAGATTCTTGCAAAGCTCGACGAACTGCAAACCGAGATTGACGAAATCAAGGAAGGCGAAGTGTGGGAAAAGGTCTGCCAAGTTACGACAACCGAAGACACAACTGCGATATATCAGTCTTTCGGCGGGAATTACAAGAAAATCCGTGCGATTTTTTTGGGGGGAATCCACTGCCGCATGTCAGGTATGGATATACCCGAATACGAAAACCGTGCCGGGAGGTCGCGACATCGCGTATATATTTAACGCACCATTTGCTAATGCTGGGAAATATACGATTGTTGGTGAATTTAGCTCGTCTCCATACCCTGCGCCTAACAGCTCTGACAACTGGTATCGCGGACGATGCTCCATTGCCAGAGAGTGGAAACCTCAATGCCTCCATGCAGGATGGGGCGATAATCTTTTTGATAATTATGTAAATGACTTTTATGCACACCTCGGAGAAGGAGACCTCGCACAAGGCATAAAAAGTCTTCTTTGGACGCACACCACCGGTGAGATAAAGGCAGGCGCACAAATGGTCGTATATGGGGTGAAAGCATGAAAAAATGTGTTAACGGACAAATAATCGATATGACCTCCGATGAGGTAACGGCATATCAGGTAGAAGCTATTACAGCACAGCAGCAAATTCCGACAGCGGGACTTGAGGACAAAATGCGGGTGTATATCGAATCTATTCCAACGGCGGACACTCCGACTGTCCCGCCCAAAGTCGGTTTTAAATGGACGTTGATTTACAGCGGAACTGCGGGGTTTGCGTGGGAGCTTGTACCTGACCCCGATGCTGTCGGTACGGTTGCAAAGCCCTTCGAGTGGTTTGAGGGAATCCGTGTTGTTTTGGGATACCATTACACCGACGGTGTCGACATTGCACTCGCCGTTGCGGACGGCGTTCCTGCAAATTTTGACGATGAAGCGTTTTTAGTTAAGCTGTGATTGCTTGACTAAAACAACAATATATGCTATAATTAAAATCATGAAATACAATGTTTTTGATTTTATAAAGTGGGGCTTGCGGCATACGATACGTTATGCCGCCCCTGCTGATGCAGATATGCCGCTGTCGCCCGATGAATGCGGAGTATATCCCACGCGCTATCTGTTTGGAACAGTGTGGAAGCCCTGCACTAAGGCGACACTGAACGAGCGTTTTGTAAATCATTACGCAAAACAGGGCTACAGCGAAGAGGATTTTGACCGCATTACGTCTGAGTGGTCTGAACGTGATTACGCGACAGACTGTCAAGGCTTGCTTGACGCATGGCTGACAGTTGAGTGCAACGAGAAGACCGACATTAATGCGCATATGAACTACACCGATTGGTGTACGGATAAAGGCGAAATAACCGAGATAAGCCGACCGTACATTATCGGCGAAGCGGTGTTTGTGCGGTCAAAATCAAAAGGCAGAATGACGCATGTTGGCTGGATATGCGGCAAACTGGGACGTGAGCCGCTGGTGCTTGAAGCCCGCGGGTTGCGCTGGGGTGTGGTTATCACCAAGCTTAGCGACAGACCGTGGACGCATCGTGGATTGATGACGGTTAAATTTAATTATGGCAAAGGTGACAAAAATATGACAAAATTTGAAGTTTCAAACCCTATGCACGAGGGCGAAGAGTACAAAAAAATGCAGGCGGCACTCAATGCGGCGGGCTATACCGATGAAGCAAAGAAGCCGCTTGTTGAGGACGGAAAGTGGGGCAAGAAATCACAGTTTGCATTTGAAAGACTGCTTGAAAATCATACAGATTCCGAACCTGCCGACAATCAGCCCGCCACTCCCAAAACACACACCGTAAAAGTAACGGTTGATGATATTGACTGTTACGAATGCACGATTAATTAAGAGGTACAATATATGAAACAAGCATGGTATAAAAGCTGGGCACTCTGGATGAGTATCGCGGCGCTGATTGTATACGTTTGCAAAACGGTATGCAAAATCGACATTGAAGACTGGGTTGACGGGCTGATGGATGTACTGCTGCCCGTGATGATAGGTTTCGGACTCATAAACAACCCGAACGAAAAAACACGTTGGGTAGGGCATAAGGATGATTGATGACGGCGACATCTCCCGCTTGCGCGATATTTTTGTTACGCGCCGAGAATGCGAAGAGCTCACAGAGGCAAGCGAACGCAGCATCGCGGCTCTCGTTGCTGATGTCCGGGAATGCAGGACAAAGCTTAATATGCTGATAGGCATACTGGCGGCAATTGCGGTGCCTGTGCTGGGCATTGCGGCGAAACTATTGTTTGGAGGTATCTGACATGGATTGTAAAGATTGCGCCGAAAGGCGCGGTGCCTTTTGCGGCATATGAAACCGAGCTTGCGCGGCACGACAGACACGTTAAACGGCTGCTTATCGTGATTGTGATGTGTATCCTGCTGCTGGCTCTCACAAATGCCGCGTGGCTGTACGCATGGAATCAATACGATTATGTTTCGGCGCGACCCGATTTTTGCACTCACTGTCGCGGATGAGTTGATTGACACTCTGTCAGTCACAAACCCCGCTATATATCGAAGTGTTATCCGAAAACTACAAAAATAGCGAAACAAAGCACCTGCGATTGCGGGTGCTTTTTAAATATATTTTAAAAATCGGCTGAAAACTTATTGACAAATATTTGCTTAGGGTGTATAATAAGTTCATCAAATAAAGGAAAGGAAAATCCTTAAAACCAGAAAGGTAAAAACTATGTACTACACCAAAGAAGAAATCAAAGAGATCGCCGCAAAGATTAAGGCTGCCGATAACTGGCTGGACGTCGCGGACGAGGTTGAAGCAATCTGCGATGCAGCGGGGCTGCTCGAGGAACTCAAAGAAGCGGACGACAGGACGTTCGAAAGCGTAATCTTCAAGGCCGCCGACACTTTCGGAGTTGAACTCATCTAAAGCAAAATTCTTAAGCTGTCCTATCAAGGCTATACGGGGAGAAGGATTGAAAACATGATTAACGAGACTTACGAAAAGATTCGAAAATACCTTGCCGCAGTGAGCAAGGGAAGGCACAAAGCGATGGGTTCAGCCCCCGAACACGCGGTGTTCGTGGATAAGGAGCAGGCTTTGGTTGTGGGACATTTTTCATGCTTCCGCGTCCCGTCCGACGCCGCCGAAGAGGAGCTGTGCTACACCGAGTTGCCGGATTTTAAATTCACCGGCGACGTGAAGTTCGAGAAGAATCGAATTTCGGACGGAAGCAACTCGATAATAGTCACGCCGAGGAGCGAGCATGAGAAATTGAAAGAAGCCGCGCTTGCCGTTTGCACGAAGTTCCCCGCCGCCGACGGCGAAAACAGTATCACGGTTGATGCAAAAAAGCTCCGCGAGATACTGTCCCTGTTTTCGGGCATCGTACGGATTTCGGTTGACACGGGCTACATGCTTTCGGGTACATCCCGCAAGCAACTGCACGTTCACGCGATTACAGACGACGTGTTGCCCAAAGGCAGCGAAGCGGTGCTGATGCCGAAGAAAGTGCATTAAATATATGTCAAATAAATATTGACATATAAGAGCAATGATGATATAATAAGACAAGACAAAAAGTTGCCCTATCGGCTACACGGGGAGAAAGGCAAAAACTGTGAGAGCAGCAGAGAATTTTGATTTTAGCGCATTTGCGCGCAAAGTGTACGACTACAGGATGAGGAACGGCCTCAGCCTTGAAAGGTTCGCAAAAAAGGCGGGGGTCAACCTCCGGACGGTGTTTAGGCTCGAGCACGGAGATGAAAGGCTGTCGATGAACTCCATATACAAGATGGAGCTTGCAATGGAGGACGGAAAGAAAGGAGATTTTAATATATGGAACTGCAAATAAATGCGCTGAGCGTCCCTTCCGTGGGATGGAACAAAGAGGAATTTAAGGCTGCTATAACAGCCCTGAACGCCCGCTACGCGGGGACTGTCGTTGTAGACAAAGCACTCGCAAAGCAAGACCGAGCGACCGTCAACAAAGCAATCAAGGCGGTTGACTCAGCCCGCAAAGAGGTCAAAAAGAAATTGCTCGCGCCGTACACGGAGTTTGAGTCGGAGCTTAACGAAATCATGCGCCCGCTGAAGGACACCGAAGCCGCGATTGCGCAGCAGCTGTCCGAAATCGAGCAGCGCGAACGCGAAGAAAAAGAAACCGCTGTCCGCGAGCTGTTTGCAGGTATGGACAAACCCGAAGGTATGACGCTGGTTATCGCTCCCGCATGGCTCAACGCGTCAACAAGCATGACGAAAGTCAAGCAGGGCATAACGGAGCAGATTGACGCGGTTCGCGGCGTGCTTGAGTATATATCCAAAACAGCAAGACCGTATGCGGACACGCTCCGCCAGATGGCGCTGCAAGGAGCACCATTGCAGGCAGTTGTAACCAAAGACGCCGAGCTTCAGGCGGCGTTTGAGGCGGCAAGCAGGGTTACGGCCAAGGTCGAGACTCCCGAAACGCCGGAGGAAATCGTCGAGCAGCTTAAAGCCGAAAACCCGCAAAACACATACACACCGACGGAAAACGGAATCAAGGTTGCGGCAAAAATTAAGGAACACAAGCTGACTGTCATGTGTTCCGACGGCAAGTTTGATGTATTGCTTTCGTGGCTCGACCGTGAAGGATACTTTTTTATGACGGAGGATTGACGGCATGGACTGGCAAAGTTTAGTAAAAGCAAACGCGGCGATACGCACGACAAACATCAAAGGCAAGGAATATGCGGAAGTCAATCAGCGCGTAAAAGCGTTTCGAACCCTGTACCCAGAGGGGTTTATAACGACCGAAATCCTCTGCCGTGAAGGCGGGCTGTGCATAATCAGGGCGACCGTCGGACACTATACCGACGGGAAAAGCGTCATCCTTGCTACTGGGACGGCGTACGAAAAAGAGGGGAGTTCACAGATTAACCGAACGTCGTACATCGAAAACTGCGAAACATCCGCTGTCGGTCGCGCTCTGGGCATGGCGGGGTTTGGCATTGACACCAGCATTGCGAGCGCGGACGAGATGAACAACGCGCTGTTGCAGCAGAACCCTAACACTGTACAGAAACCTGTACAGGCTGCGCCGCATGTACAAAAACCTGTACAGGCCGAACAAACTGCACCATATGATATATTGCAGGAAACAGCAGCGGATTCAGAGCTGCGCCTGAAATGGTTGGGAAAATACGGCGAGAAAGCGCTGGATGCGTCATGCAGGAAAAAATTCGGTACGGGCTTTGCGCAAACCCCGATAGACAAAATCAAAGCGGTTATGCCGCAGGAGTGAGGTAAACTATGAACAAACTGTATATTATTGGGAATGTCACACATACTCCCGAACTCAAAAACACACCAAATGGCGTTCCTGTCTGCTCGTTCAGCGTCGCGGTGAACCGCCGCGATAAAGACGCGCTGTTTTATCGCGTGACCGCGTGGCGCGGACTGGGCGAGACATGCGCAAAGTACCTGCAAAAAGGCAAAAAGGTTGCGGTTATCGGTGAGCTGGATTTGCGCACATACACAGGCCGCGACGGCACGGAGAAAACCGCGCTCGAAGTCACCGCGAGCGATGTTGAGTTCCTGTCGCCGCGAAGCGATGACCAGCAGCAGCCGCAGCAGCAGGAGCCTGCGCCTGAGTGGGGAGGGTTCACCGAGTTAACCGGCGATGACGCAAATTTGCCGTTCTGACGGTGTTAGCGAGCTATGGACTACAAGGCGATAAACGACGCGGCAAGCATGGAGGCTGTGCTTGCCGCATACGGAATACGGACGGACGCACGCAAAAAAGTTGCGCTCTGCCCGTTTCACGCGGATAAAGACCCGTCATTGCATATATATGCTCACGGGTTTTATTGTTTTGCTTGCGGAGTTGGAGGAGATGTTATAAAATTTGTGCAGCGCATGGACGGAGTCTCGGCGGCTGACGCTGCGCGCAAAGTCGCCGAAATATCGGGGTACGGATTGCCAGAGCATACGCGCCGCCCGAGCGCACTCCGCGCACGCAGGCAGGCCGAACAGCTAAAAAAAGCCGAGCTTGCGGAAGCGCGAATGCTGGATGCACGCTTTGAGCTTGACCGCTGCATGGGCGCAGCAGCGGCACGGATTGAAGCCGCCGAACCGCTCAGCCTTGAGTGGACACTGGCATGGCGGGTTTATAACGACCTCCTCCGGCAGGATGACGAATTGAGGGAAAAGGAGATATTGCAAAATGGCAACAAAAACTAAAACGGCTGAAATTGACGCGACTCAACAAGAACGGTTCTTTGACAGAAACGAATACAAGAAAATATACAACATTTCCGATATGTTTGAGCGCGAGCAGGCGCTGGAGCGGTTTGCGGCTGAGGGCAAAAAGGCGGGAGTTATCGGCGTAAAAAAGATATACGCGCAGTTTGTGAAGGAAAATCGCGGCGGCAAGCTTTACGCCTCCAACGTTACGGCGTTTGACGGTCAGCCGCTTGAGCTCGTTTGCGGGGAGTGGACGGCGGACGATACAGGAGTGACCAAGGAAGGCGCTTTCGGCGAGGAGGTTGTAGCCTGCGTGCATCCGATACTGCCGGTCACGCGATTAATAAATGTCGATACAGGAATCGAGAAACTCGAGATTGCGTTCAGGCGTGGGCGAGCTTGGCAGAGAACGATTGTGTCAAAATCCACGATAGCGAGCGCAAACCGCATTGTCGAGCTTGCCGACAGCGGCATTGCAGTCACATCCGAAAGCGCTCGGCATTTGGTTACATACCTGCATGATGTTGAATCCGCAAACTATTACGAAATTCCTAAAGCGAAAAGCGTTACGCGCATGGGCTACATCGGCGGCGAGTTTATCCCGTATGCTGACGGCGTGGTTTTTGACGGCGACGCAAGCTACAAGCATTTATTTGACGCTATATCGCAAAAGGGCAGCCTTGACGACTGGAAGCGCTGTATCACGGATTTGCGCCAACACAGCACGGCAGCGAAAATCGTGATTGCGGCGGCGTTTGCGTCTGTACTGGTTGAGCCGCTGGGCTGTTTGCCGTTTTTTGTGCACCTATGGGGGAGCGCGAGCGGCACGGGCAAAACCGTCGGCCTGATGGCGGCCGCATCGGTATGGGGTGACCCGTCTATTGGAAAATATATTCAAACATTTCACAGCACCACCGTCGGGCATGAGCGCCTCGCGGCGTTTTTGAATAGTTTGCCTGTAATAATTGACGAATTGCAGCTGTCGGACGTTGACCGTGATGGCAACAAGAATTTTAACGTGTACAGGCTCGCCGAAGGCGTCGGCAAAAGCCGAGGCAACCGTCGCGGCGGCATGGACGCCACACCGACATGGTCGAACGCCATCATAACCAGCGGAGAAACACCTATCCTGAGCGACGGAGCGGCCGCAGGAGCGCGAAACAGGGTTATAGAGGTGGAATGTACTAACGGCGCGAAAGTCGTGCAGGACGGGCATTCTGTGGCTGCTACGGTGCAGCAGAATTTCGGCATGGCGGGGAAGCTGTTTATGCAGCGTCTCGACCTTGACCGCGCCCGAGAGCTATACCAAGAGCAGTACGCACTGTTTGTTGACCGCGCGACCGAAAAACAGGCGATGGCGGCAGCTTGCCTGACTACGGCCGACATCCTTGCGACAGAATATATACTCGATGATGGGTTGACGCTGACAGCGGACGAGCTATCAGTATACCTGCAAACATCGGCGGAAGTTGACGCAAACGAGCGCGCGTTCAGTTTTCTGCGCGACTGGGTTGCGCGGAATGCCGCTGCGTTTTCGCCCGGCACAGCGGGCTCTCGGGAGTGTTTCGGCGTCCTCGACACGCCGACACCCGAAGACGAAATCGAGAGAGTATATATAATTAAGACCGTTTTTCGGGATGCTATCACGCGGGCTGGATACAGCTATAAGAGTTTTCAGGCGTGGCTCGCGGCTAACGGCTTATTGCGTACACACGGGAAAACATATACTGTCGTAAAGCATATCAATGGATTGCGTACAGATTGCTATGACGTTCGTCTGAGAAAATTTGACCCCGTGCCGTTCGGAGAACAAACCGAGCTTCCGTTTTAACGGCGGAATGTTGGGAATCGGGAGCGCTTAAAACGGCGTTCCCAATGCGTTTTCCCAACATAAAAAGCTATATCCCATATAGGTTTTTTGGGCATATTGGGAAAATTGGGACTTTTTTTTGATACATACGTATAGGGATAGAGACACACACACTGAGGGGTGCATGTATGTGTGTCCCTCCCTATAAGGAGTGCAAAAAGTGTTCCCAATTTTCCCAATATCGTTAAAAAAGCTATATCCCATATGGGTTTTTATGTTGGGACTTTTGTTGGGAAAATATGGGGAAAACATGAAAATATATCGAAAATGTAGCTAAAAACCTATTGACTTTTTTGCTCCCCCGATGTATAATAAGCACATACAAAAGGCTAACGCCTTTAAATAAGGAGATTGAAAAAATGACAAACGCAACTATTATTTTGAATGAAGCCTGCAACCTTTTTGAACAGGGACTGCTTAAAGGTACTGGGAAGTATATCAAAATGATGTATCTTGACGAGAACGGTAACGAGATTGAAAAGGAGGTTGAACTGCCGGAAGACATACACACTTTCGCGGGTTGGAAGGCTCTTGGTTATTCGGTCAAGAAAGGCGAGAAGGCTGTCAGCAAGTTTCCGATTTGGAAGTATGTCAAGGCGAAAGCCTCCGAAGCAGAGGATGCAAACGCCGACGGCGAAGCATCCGGACACTGCATCATGAAGGTTGCCGCGTTTTTCTCGGCATCGCAGGTGCAGCGGAGCTGACGCGCGCACGGTCATCAACGGGGAGGCATTGCCTCCCTTATCTTGTTAAATATATTTTAAAAATCGATTAAAACCCTATTGACAAATATTTGCTTAGGGGTTATAATAAAGGCATCAAAAGGGAAAGGAAAATCCCAAACACCAGAAGGGAAAAACAAAATGCTTAAAACTTATGAGTACACCCACAGCAACAACAGGAGGGCTGAGACCCTCGAACAGTCCGCAAAGATGTTCTTCAAGGCGAACCCGCAACTTAAAGGCGAGTGGGAATCGAAAATTTACGCGATGGCAGCCAATGGAGGCGGGTATGAGACAGACGCAGTTCCCGCATCGGGCTATGCCGGCCGCGACGCATGGACGTACACCTGCTCGGTCGTTAACATGGGCGGCGTCAATCATGTGACGCTCACGCTTAACGGCAAGGAGGAGTAAACCATGTATGACTGGGCATTCACTCCCGATGCCGCTGACATTGCCCGCAACAAAGGCTACAACCTCGGCGTTACGGGCGGCAAAGCTTTTAACACTGAAAGAAAAGCGATCTGGCACGGCAAACAGTGGTTAAAAACCACAGGTCGCACCGGAACAATTACCACAGTTCCTGCCGAAAGCAGAAAACCAGTGTGTATATTTGATTGTTAAGAAGCGAAGATTGGAGGATTTCATGGAAATACTACTTGCGGTGCTACTTACAGTCGGAGTCAGCTATCTGCTCTTTGGCGTCTTTCAATGGGTAGAAAAAGGGCTGCGGTATGCCGTGCCGTGGTGGATAGCATGGTTTTTGTTCCATGCGATAGTCTTCGAGGCACTCCGCCTAATAGGAGGTTTTTGATGAATTACTGGGCATATTTTTGGGCTTTCGCGCCAGTTGCCGCTTGCATGGTGTTAATCTTCGCAAGCAACTGGGTAGACAAAACAGGGGAGACCCTGCTGGACTGGTGGCGGCGACACCATGAGTGAGTGATACAGTGGCGTGTGAAAGGAGTTTAACATGGGCAAATTTACGAACTTGAACAGAATCAAAAAGCAAGCGGAATTGACCGAAACGCTTGCGAACAGAGTTATCGGCGACATAGGCGAGCACTGCGAGGCACGGAAAACGCGTTGCTGGTACAACCTGCCGACAGGCACACCGAAAAAACGCAGATACAAGCGGACATACTGCGCTTGCGGCGGGAACTGCTTGCGCTGTCAAAAATGCTGGATGAATGAAAGGAGTAAACGAACATGAACAACTTTGAAAAGAACGAAACACAATGCCTTTACGGCGAAAGGCGAACGCCCAGCGACAAGGTCGTGGCCGAAGAATGCCCCGAATGCGGCAGCGAGGTGTGGCTTAAGCGGGATGAAAAGACAGGAGAATGGACGCGTGAAACAGGAGGCAAAATGAAAACAAGCTGGATTAAAGGCGAAGTCGAGCCGACTGAACAGGGGAAGTACTATGTGGTAACCGAGGCGCAAAAGGATACTGCTTTGTACAAAAAAGGCGACATTGTAATCGATTATGATTGGTACTCGAAAACAATGGGCTGGATGTCAATCAAAGAAAACGGCTCCACATGGAATATTCTTGCGTGGGCAGAAATACTTTTGCCCGATGTGCCGGAGGAAGTTAAGGACAGGCTTGTAACGTATTTTGACGTGGAGGTTAAGAAATGAACATTATAGCCGAGCCGCAACCTGACGGCATACAGTTTCGCAAGGTTGACGATTTGGGGCGGATATGTATCCCGAAGGACATCAGGGACAAGCTCGGGATCGAGCCCGGCACGGAGTGTGCCGTGTACTCAACGGACGAGTTGACGCCCGAACAGATAATTGTGATACGGAGGAGAAATAAAAAATGAAAAAACTCAGGAAGATGACGCAGCAGGAAGTCGACGAAATGTGTAAAAAACACGAAGCATGGCTGGAGAATCGCGCGGACGGTGCACGGGCAGATTTCAGCGGTGCAAGCCTCAAGGGGCTGTCTTTAAAAAACGCCGATTTGA